CCAAAGTGGCTCGCCATTCCATGCACAGAATATGCCCTCTGAAAACCTGGGGTCAGAAGTTCTAATATCTTCCGTCTTGTATGGTTTCTTAAGAGCATGAAATCTGTAATCGGTTTTCTGTTCTTCCATATCAACATCTAACCAATTAATTTTTCCATCTAAATATAAAGTTTCAGCGTCTTTTAAAAATGGCGGTAGCTTTTTATAGTTAGGGTTTTTTGTTTTAAATCCTTTATGTTCGTAAGTAAACTCTAAAACATTTAAAGCATTAGCACCAATACGATAAATTTCTCCCTTCTTTAAAAGATTCTTGGCGTTATCAATAGTTAGTAATTCCATAATAAACTAGGGGTGTATTTCTACACCCCCCCTCCCTTATTCGTTTGGAAATTTAGTACCCAACAACCAAAGGTTAAACACTTTGATTGCATCTTCTCTTGTCAACTCAAGTTCTCTTCTCATAAGAAAAAATTCTCTTGGGTCGCCTTCAGGTATATGGTCTAACATATCGTAAGCAGAACAGCCGTTAGATAATTCTTCAAGTTCTAAAGTTGACCATGCTATTTGGTTTGAACTTGTAATGTTGTCATCATCTAAATATTCTTGGGCTGTTTCATATCTAACTAAACTCATGGCTTTATTCCTCCCACTCATTTTTAAGTTGATATTCTTTCCCCGTAAATTTTACTGGAAAGTGTGATTTATTTTTTTCCAATATGTAATCTACTAGCTCGTTAAATTCTTCATCGGTCGCAGTTTGCTCATGCCCTCCGTCAAATTCACGCTTAACAATTTTTCCATTCTTAACCCAGTAAACTCCATTGTCGCCATTGTCTGTGTCCATGTTTGCATAAACACCCACGCCAATGGATAGAGTTCCTCCAAGAAAGTTTGAGATAACTTGGCAAAGTCTAGCTAGTGAATATTGGTCATCCCCTAACCTGACGCCAAGTATCTTGGCACATTTTAGAAAAGCTTCAACGCTAGGGCGTCCACCATTCCAATGTAAATAAATTGATGGACTATACTTTTTTGGTATGCCCTCAACTTCGGTAGATATTACGGCTCTATTTCCCATAATAAATTTTCTCCATAACACAACCACATAATTGTAGTTGATACTATTATTATCAGATATTATATACAAAATGTAAAGTAAAAGAACCAGGTTGCAAAATAGGAAGGTAAGACCATTAAAAAGTTTTTGCGAGCTATTAAGTTTATATTTTGTGCGAGCTAGTACATAAAAATATTTGTGCGACCGAGTGCGTAGAATATTTTAGATATGGATCTATTTGATATAGATCTATTTGCATACACAAAAAAAGCCAGGAACAAGTCCTGGCTCTTTAAGGTCTTTGTTATCTAGTCTTCTTCTTCTAGATAACCTTTGAATGCTCCCAGGTATATTGCTGTAGCTATCACTAATGCTATTAGTGAAGCTAGAGATAACAACACAGCTAAGAGTATAAATATTTCATGTAGCATTTTAACCTCTCTTAATTTATAAAAATTCCAATTACAATACCTATCATCAAACAGATTAGATAGTTTCTATTTCTTTTTGGTCTTGTCTTATTCCAAAAATCTATCTCGTAACAATTCCATTTATTATTTTTCATTTCTCCCCCTCAAAGTTTGGTAGTCTTTCTTCGTTGCTTTTCCATCTAAAAGCCTATCGAGTGCCTCAAGTTCTTTTATTGAAAAAGTATTAATTTTATCTACATTTACAGTCTTATGAAAAGACGGAAATTTTATTTCTTTTGTATTTTTCATAATAAAAGCCAGGGCATTTCTGCCCTGGCACTCCTGTTATATAACCCTATCCCTTAGAGTTACAACCATAGTTGGCTTAACTTCATAGCCTTGTCTATGTCTTACATGATAGTGAATTTCATTCTTACTATCTCCTATCATGCCATCAATAGAAACTGAATTTCTAACAGGCTCAATAGTATTGGTTTCATTGGTCCAAGTCTTCCAACCTTTGCCAACAAGTATCGAGTTTGGTCTAACAATTAAGTTAGACTTTACAGCATTCTTAATTCTACTTTCAGCAGAGTTAAGTTGCTTTTTACATTCAAGATAATCCATAACAGATTTATCCCTTTCAAGTTTAGCAATTTTACTTGCTAACCTTTTTCTTAAAACTAAGTCTTTCATAGTTTCTCCAATTAACAGTAACCTTAATTGATTACTTACAGTAATCTTAACATATTAATTATACAATTTGTATAGTATATTAAAAATAAATACTACTTTTTTTTTGGGACTCTTTTGGACGCCAGGGCAAATTATCTAGAAAGTTTTTTTTTAAGGGGGACACCCCAAAAAAAGGCGGTGTATGCTGTGTGTGTATATATATAAATAACAATAACCACATACAATTACCAAAAAAATAGATTTGGGACCCCTATTCAGATACTATACTAACAATGAGATGGAGCTTTGACTTTCATAATATAAATATTCCAACTAGCGCCCATGTCTTAGTAAGAGACATCAAACAAAAAAATTATGATCATGACGCTCATGGTAATAAGGTTTGGAACTCTTGCTTGGCTTTGATGGATTATCTATCTGAGGTAGACATAAAAGACCTAGAAGTTATGGATGTTGGTTGTGGTTGGGGTGTGCTTTCTAGTTTTTTGGCAAAAAAAGGCGCCAATGTGCAATCGGTTGATTGTGATAAAAGCATACAGCCTTACTATCAATTGATAAAAGAACTAAACAATACAAGTTCAATGTTAAGAATAGCTGACATAGCAAACTTAGAAGAAAGAGATTTTGCAAATATTGATTGGATTGTTGGTTCAGATATTTGTTTTTGGGATGAACAAATACAAATGTACGTCAAGATGATAAGAACAGCACTTGAATCTGGCGTAGCTGAGATTTTAATAGCTGACCCAGGTAGAGAAACTTTTTGGAAACTAGAACAATATTGCAATGCTTTTTGTAATCCAGAAATTGTAGAGATACAATTAAATAAGCCTAAAAAAGTAAAAGCTTATGTAATGTGTATAGATTCTTGGTGTAGACAATGAAAAACTTTGAGCATGTAGCTGACGATAAATTGCGTGAGATCTTAATGATCAAGGAACGCTTACAACAAATAGATAACAAAACCCGAGCCAAAAAGGATTTTTTGAGTTATATCAAAGCAGTCTGGGACGGCTTTGTTGAGGGCGAACACCATAAACTTTTTGCCCGTAAGCTTGAAGATGTAGCTCGTGGCAAAATAAAACGTCTAATAGTAAACATGCCCCCACGTCACACCAAGTCAGAATTTGCTTCAGTTTATTTTCCGTCTTACATGATGGGCTTGAAACCTGACATGAAAATTATGCAAACCACACACACAGCAGAACTCTCGCAAAGGTTTGGGCGTAAGGTAAGAAACCTTATGGACACCGAAGAATACAAAAGAGTTTTTGACAATGTGACTCTATCGGCTGATTCCAAGTCAGCAGGTCGTTGGGAAACCAGTGCAGGTGGCGAATACTTTGCAGCGGGTGTGGGTGGAGCCATTACAGGTCGAGGTGCTGATTTATTAATCATAGACGATCCACATTCTGAGCAAGATGCACTGTCGCCCTCGGCACTTGAGTCGGCTTACGAGTGGTACACCTCTGGACCTCGACAGCGTTTACAGCCTGGCGGTTCTATCGTTGTAGTCATGACTCGCTGGTCAACACTAGACTTAACTGAAAAATTAATTAGGCGTATGGGTGAGGCTCACGCTGACCAGTGGGAAGTGGTTGAGTTGCCAGCCATACTTGATAGCGGTGAACCTTTATGGCCAGAGTTTTGGAAGTTAGAAGAACTCGAAGCTGTGAAAGCATCTTTGCCGATTGCTAAATGGAACTCACAATATATGCAAAACCCAACCTCTGAAGAGGGTGCTATCATCAAAAGAGAGTGGTGGCGTGTTTGGGGCAAAGATCATCCACCAGAACCAAGCTATGTTTTACAGTCTTACGATACTGCTTTTTCTAAAAAAGAAACTGCTGACTACTCAGCCATAACAACATGGGGAGTGTTTCGCCCCAACTCTGATGCTCCTGAGTCTATATTTTTATTAGACGCTAAACGTGGGCGTTGGGACTTTCCAGAACTAAAAGCCATCGCTAATGAAGAATATCATTATTGGCAACCTGACGCAGTTTTGATAGAATCACAAGCAAGCGGCACGCCTTTGACTCACGAGTTGCGCATGGCGGGAATACCTGTAGTTAATTACAGGCCTACCAGAGGCAAAGACAAGACAACTCGTGTGCATTCTGTCGCTCCAGTGTTTGAATCTGGTTTGGTTTGGGCGCCTGATACCATTTTTGCCGAAGAGGTGATAGAAGAATGTGCAGCTTTTCCTTATGGAGAGAATGATGATTTCGTTGACTCTATGACTCAAGCTGTATTAAGATTTAGACAAGGGAACTTTATAAGCCTCTATTCAGATTTAGAGGATGAAGAAATAGAACCACAACCGAGGATATATTACTAATGGCAATAGCAAAAGGAATTAAAAAAATTTTAAAAAGTGTCAAATCTAAAAAGACAAATAAAAATGAATTGAAGAACCTAAACCCTGAAAAACTTGCAAAAATTGAAGAACAAGTGGCAAAGAATGTTACACCTCTTCTTGCAAGCGCACTAGGATTAACTTTTGCGAAGGGTCAAGTCGAGAGAATGAAAGGTGGCGGTGTAGCAGGAAATTTCGCAAAAGGAGTTGGTAAAGGTGCAAAGGCGGCAGCAAGAGGACTTTACAGAGCAAAAACTGGACCTCTACAAGTGGCTTCAGCAATTTCTAGTGCAATAGCTCCAAGCTCTAAATTAACAGCAGCTTTAAATAAAGCAGCAAGACCTTTTAAGAAAGGCGGAGTAGCCTCTTCAAAATCAAAATCTTCAGGAGTCGCTCTTAAAGGTTTTGGTAAAGAAATAAAATAATGGCTGACATTGACAAAGCTATAAGCGTTGACGAACAGATAGACCTAGAAGTTAGGGACAGAGATAAGTCAATGGAGGTTGAAGTCCCTGAAGAAGAAATTCAAGATATTGAACAGTTTGAACAGTTAGAGGATGGTACTCTAATTTTTGGTGGTGCTTTACCACCCCCAGAAAATACTGATTTTTATGCCAACTTAGCTGAGATTATGGATGATGATGATCTTGCTAGGGTTAAGATAGATATTTTAGATGGCGTTGAATCTGATAAAGCCTCTAGAGAAGATTGGGAAAAAACATACAGAGATGGTCTAGAGTATCTCGGCATGAAGTATGAGGATAGAACTCAACCCTTTGAAGGTGCGTCTGGTGTTATGCACCCACTATTAGCAGAGTCAGTTACACAATTTCAATCACAAGCTTATAACGAACTACTTCCTACACAAGGTCCAGTTAAAACTCAAGTATTAGGTCAAGCTAATCCACAATCAGATCAACAAGCGTCAAGGGTGCAAGAGTTTATGAACTATCAACTCATGCACGTTATGAAAGAGTACGAGCCTGAAACAGATCAGCTACTGTTCTATTTACCCCTCTCAGGCTCGGCTTTCCGTAAAGTTTATTACGATCAAAATTTAGGTCGAGCAGTTTCTAAATTTATTCCTAGTGAAGACTTAATAGTTCCTTACTCAGCAACAGATCTATATAACGCTACTAGAGTTACTCATGTTATTGACATGTCAAAGAACGATGTCAAAAAACTACAACAAATTGGTTTCTACAAGATGATAGATATGTCTGGCGACTACAGCCCAGAGGACTATGACCAAGTGCAAGAAGAAATAGATGAAATACAAGGTGTTGAGCCAAGTTACTCTGAAGATGATAGGTGTGAAATATTTGAAGTTCATACAGAACTAGACTTACCAGGCTTTGAAGATAAAGACCAAAATGGTGAAGAAACAGGTATAAAGCTACCTTATATTGTAACCATATCAAAAACTAACAATGACATTTTATCTATTAGAAGAAACTACAAACAACAAGACCCATTAAAAGCTAAGATAAACTATTTCGTTCAATATAAATTTTTACCAGGTTTAGGCTTTTATGGTTTTGGTCTAACTCACATGATAGGTGGGTTATCAAAAGCATCAACTTCTATTTTAAGACAGCTAATAGACGCTGGAACTTTATCGAATCTGCCCGCAGGCTTTAAGGCTAGAGGCATTCGCATCCGTAATGATGATCAACCATTACAACCAGGAGAGTTCAGAGACATGGACGCTCCAGGTGGCAGTTTGCGAGACGCCTTTGTGCCATTGCCTTTCAAGGAGCCGAGTCAAACTCTCCTCTCTCTCTTAGGCATCTTGGTAGATAGTGGTAGGCGTTTCGCATCTATTACAGATATGCAGGTTGGCGATGCTAACCAAAATGCACCAGTAGGGACTACAGTAGCTCTGTTAGAAAGAGGCACTAGAGTTATGAGTTCTATTCACAAAAGATTACATGCCAGTCAAAAAATTGAGTTTAATTTATTAGCAAAAGTATTTTCTGAATATTTACCACCAGAATATCCATATTTAACAGCTAATGGCAATCAACAAATCAAGGCACTAGACTTTGATGAGCGTGTTGATGTCATGCCTGTATCAGACCCAAACGTATTTTCCATGAGTCAAAGGGTTATGTTGGCACAGGAAATGTTAAGAACAGTACAATCTAATCCACAAATTCATGGTCCTAGCGGTTTGTATGAGGCATATCGTAGAATGTATGCGGCCATGGGAGTTCAAAATATCGAGCAGTTACTCCCACCACCACAACCACCTCAACCAATCGACCCTGCAAGTGAGAATGCAAGTTTGATTTCGGGAGTACCTGCTCAAGCCTTTCCAGGACAAGATCATGATGCACACATTCAAACTCATTTGTCTTTGTATAACACTGTTACTGCTCAAAGCAATCCACAGGTGCTATCACTTATTCAAGCTCATATTTATCAACACATATCATTTAGAGCTTCAGAGATAGTTGATTTACAAAACCAACAAGACCCAGAGTTTCAAAGTTTTATTCAACAAATTCAACAATTGCCACCAGAACAAGCACAACAGTATCAACAACAATTACAAGATTCGGTAGCAAAAAGTATTGCTCAAACATCTTCACAACTTATGCAACAAATCAATCAAATATTTATGCCACCACCAGCTGCCCCTGACCCATTAGTTGAGTTAAGAGGTAAAGAGCTAGATATTAAAGCTGATGATGTGCAAAGAAAACGTGAAGAGTTTGTGCAGAAACAAGAGTTTGATGCTATGAAGTTAATGCAATCTGGTCAGTTAGCAGAGGAAAGATTAAATCTACAACGTGATATTGCACAAATGAAAGACGATATAGCAAGAGATAGGTTGGATCAATCAACACAATTCAAATCTTTAGAATTTTTCAAAGACAGATAATGGCAATGAATAGAGCCTCGATGGGCAAACAAATATCAAAGTCGCCAAGAAAAAGATCACTAAAATTACGTTTAAAAAAATTTAGTCTTAAGAAACCTAAACGTCTTAAAGGTTCAATGAAGCCTAAAATTAAAAAACTAAAAATAAAAAGATTTAAAGGCACAAGAAAATAAACTTGGGTGAAAAAATTTAATCCAAAAAAAATAATAAGAGCTTGGTCTAAAGAAGTTTTAGAACCTAAATCAGATTTTCATAATGGCTTACCAGCCTGTCCTTTTGCTAAAAAGTCTTGGCAAAACAAAAGAGTTAAAATACAAGTTTGTCAAGAGGATGATTGGTCAGACTTAACAGATTCTATTGTAAAGTTTGACGACAACACTGATGTTTTAATTTACGTTAATAATAATTGGAATCATATTACTGATACTGAATTTGATGCCAGGGTGGACATTATCAATGCTCTAGGTATAAAATTAGATTTGTGGGTCATGTCTTCACATCCAAACCATGAGGATAAACCTGGGTTTGAAAATAATGAAGACTTAGATCCGCATGATTCCATGTATATGGTTTTCGTTCAAAAACATAAAGAGTTAGTGGACGCATCTGATAAAATAAAGCAGTTAGGGTATTACTCTAATTGGCCAAAAGAAGTATTTAACGAATTTATAACTAAAAGGAAACTAAAATGCGACAAAAAATGAAAAACGGATCTAAGAAATCAGGAGTTAAGAAACTTAAAGGTGGATCTAAAAAATCAGGCGTTGTTAATGGGATTCAGAAACTTAAAGGTGGATCTAAAAAATCAGGTCTTTCTGCTAGAAGAAACTCTATGCGTATGAAGAAAAGCTCTAAGAAAAAATCTGTAAAGAAAAGAAGTAGATAATGCCTTTAAAAAAAGGTAGCGGTAGAAAGGTAGTTTCTGCTAATATAAAGAAATTAATAAAAGAAGGTCGTCCACAAAAACAAGCTGTGGCGATTGCACTGAGTAAGGCAGGTAAAAATAAAAATGGCAAAAGAAGCAAAAAACGAAGTCGAAATAAAAGATCAAGGTAGTGTTCCTTTAAAAAAACAGGAAGTAATACCTAACCCTGGCGCACCAAAACCTTTTGGCTCTGGAGAGGCAAGAGGCGGTGGTATCGCTTTGAGGGGTAAAAAGTTTCAAGGAATATTTTAATGTTTCCTAAATTGTTTGGCGGACTAGGTGGCTTTGGTGGTTTCAGAAGTAGACTACCATTTGGTATGCCACAAGGGTTCGGTAATCCTTTTGGGTTTCAATCAAGCCCAAGATTAATAGAGGGTGGACCATCATTCTTTATGCCACCAAGTTTTGGCATGCAGTTTCCATCAGCTATGGGGCCAATGGGCTTTGGTAGTCCATTCGGTGGCTTTGGCGGTTTTGGTGGACTAGGCGGTTTTCAGCCTGGATTATCACCACTGTTAAGTCAGTTTGGTCAGTTCGCTAGACCAATGCCAAGACCTCAACCACAATTTGATTTTCAATCTTTACTATCACCTTTCACCTCTCAGATAGAAGATTTACAAAGACAGCTTGCAGAACTGAGAGGATCATCAGGCGAAGGAAGTGATATACCACTACCACCACCTCAAGAGGTACCAATTATTAATGACCCTAGAGATGAGATAAGACCAAGCGAAATCTTTGGTCCAGACGGACAACTTATCGGATCAGCAGGTAGTTCAGAAGATTTAAGACCACCGATTCCTACTGAAGTGCCGCCACCACCACCAATGATGGATGTGGGCGGAGGTTTCCCAGGAGGCGCACAAAGTGGAATGCCAGTTGAAATCCAAGATCCAGATGATGAAGGTGGTTTTTTAAGAGGAATAACTCAAACACTACCACCTAGACCACAACCAATAGAGAGACCTATGCCAATGCCACCAGTAGAAGTGCCACCTGCACCAATACTAAACGATCCTTTTAGAGGTCCAGTTGAAGTGCCATCAATACCAGGGGTGCAGCCAGGAGACTTAAATCCTGTATTGCCTGAAGTAATAAATATAGATCAAGTACCATTCCCTGTTCCAGATTTTAGTGGCAGAGAAGGACCGATGGGTATTGTCGGACCAGCACCAAAGAGATCACCATTTATACCATTACCACCTGCAAGAACAATGCCTGTGCCACCAGCACCAACAATGCCTTTGAAACCAATTAAAACACCTTCTCCAGTAGATCAGCTTATACAAGTAGGAAACCCAAGGCCAAAAGAATTTTCTATACCATTGCCTGTTCAAGACTTAGGACCAATAGGTTCTATGTCTGGTATGCCAGGTATGGGTAGAGGACCTTTTGGTAGGTAAGACGTTAATTTTTTAGGAGAGTTTAAATGGACGGCATAAAATTAGCCGAATATGTTTTAAAAATTATTAGGCAAAGAGAGTCTCAGATTGTTGACAGCATATCTTCTGGCAATGTAAAATCCATGGAAGAATACAAATATTCTATTGGGGCTTTATCAGAGTTAAGATCCTTAGAACAAGATTTAAAAGAAACTCTGCAAAGATATGACATCGATGAGTGAAATCGCAAAAGAAAATATAGAGAGTAAAAAAACTGTTAGTTCAGATACTGATAGTTCCATCAAAAGATTTGAAGAAAGATTAAAGAATCAAAAACCTCAAGAGCAGAGTCAACCAAAAGAAAAACAAGAACAACAAGAAGAAAGGTCTGAACTAGACATGGCTTTCGTTGAGGAAGACCAAAGAGTTCTAGACCCAACTTTACTTAAAAAATCATTAATTGATAGAATGCCCGACCCTACAGGTTGGCGTGTTTTGGTTTTGCCCTATCAAGGTAAAAGCACAACCGATGGCGGTATTCAATTAATAAAATCCACCTTAGATAGGGAGTCTCATGGGACTATGGTTTGTTATGTTTTAAAAACAGGACCATTAGCCTATAAAGACAAAAATAGATTTGGTGGTAGCGCTTGGTGTAAAAAAGGGGATTGGGTACTAATCGGCAAATATTCGGGTGCCAGATTCCTATTGGAAGATGATCATGAAGTAAGGATTATAAATGACGATGAAATCATTGGAAAAATTTTAAATCCTGATGATATTAAAACTTTGTGAGGAAAATATGTCGCAAGAAGCAGAAAAGGTAATAGATGTTGATATATCTGAAGAAAAGATAGAAAAAGCAGCTTTGCCTGAAAATAAAAGAGTTGAAGAGGAAATCTCAGACTCAAGCGTTGAGGTTGGCATTGATGAAAATGTTAAACCTGTCACTGAAGATGAAGTTCAGGAAGACTTTGATGTCTCTAAAAAAGTAGAGCATGAATCAAAAGATCTTTCTGAGGTTGAAAGAAGAGCAGCTTATGCTCAGAATAGAATTAACAAAGCTGTTGCTCAAGCCAAAGAATATCAAAGAAGAGAACTTATGGCTTTGCAATATGCTAAAGAGTTAAAGCAGCAAAACGAACAGCTTACTAACCATCAGCAAAGTTTCGCTAACAACTATAGTGAGGAGGCTTCTGCTAGAATAGATAGTCAAATTACTTTAGCTAAACAGGCTTTAAAACAAGCCACCGAAGCTGGTGATAGCGATGCTGTAGCGAAAGCTACTGAGGCTTTAACATTAGCAAGTGCTGATAAGTCTAGAATAGATCAATACAAGCAAAGTTTAGCTCAGTATCAACAATACTATGAAGCTAACCCTGATCAAAATTTACAGAATTATCAACCACAACAGGTTCAAGAGTTCAATGAACCATCTGCTAAAGCTCAAGATTGGGCAGCAAAAAATGATAGTTGGTTTAATAAAGACCCTGTAGCAACTAATGTTGCTTATACTATTCATGCAGATTTGGTGCAGAAAGGCTTTGACACCGAAAGTGATGAATATTATCATGAGATAGATAGAAGATTAAGGGAAGAACTCCCTAATAAGTTTAATAACGTGGAAGCAAACAAACCCGTCCAGACAGTTGCTTCACCATCACGCAACACATCGACAGGACGCAAAAAAAATCGTATCGAATTGACACCGAGCGAACAGCAACTAGCTAAGAAACTTGGAGTGTCATTTAAAGATTACGCAATACAAAAAGCGAGGTTACAAAAATCATGAGCGATAAAGATTTAAAACAATCGAGATCTACTAGAGAAGTAGAAAACAGAAAGTTCGAGGAACGTGATCAAGTTTGGAAACCACCAGCAGCGCTGGATATTTCAATAGACCCACCTCCTGGAAAAACTTTTAGATGGATTAGATCCGATATATTAGGTCAACCAGACAAAACTAATATATCAAAAAGATTTAACGAGGGTTTTAAACCCGTAACGGCAGAATCTTTTCCAAATGGCCATGGTTTACCTGTAGTCGATGAAGGTCGTCACTCAGGAGTAATCGGTGTTGGCGGTTTAATTCTTTGTGAAATAGATAATAAAATCTTAGAGCAAAGAAGAAATTATTATAAAAATATGACCGACAACCAAATGAGAGCTATTGAGAATGACCTTATGCGTGAGGAAAACCCTGCAATGCCTATAACTAGAGAGTTAAAAACAAGGGTCACATTCGGAAAAGAGTAGGTTCTTTTTTCCGTTATTTAATTTTTTAATATAGGAGCCTTGTGAAAACAAGGATTTAATAAAAATGGCAAACCAAGATAAACCATTTGGGTTTAAGCTAGTAGGTAACTTGTCTGGTGTAAACAACCATAGAGTTAACGAATACAATATTGAATCTGGCTCAACCCAAGGGATCTTCTCAGGAGACCCAGTAAAAATGTTAACAGGCGGTTTCATAGACGTAGCTGATGCCGCAGGTGACGTTAAAATACTAGGAATCTTTAGAGGATGCCAATATGTCGATGCGAATAGCAAAGAAGTTGTCTATTCCGCCCATTTCCCTGCTGCTAAAACAGCAACAGGAGATATAGTAGCCTTTGTTGAGGATAACCCTAATAACCTATACGAAGTTCAGTGTACTGGTTCTTTAGCTAGAACAGACATTGGTGCTAACGTAGATATTGCTTACACAGCAGGATCAACAGTTAGTGGCCAATCAAAAGCAGAAATTGCTTCTTCATCTGGTGCAGGAACAGCTAACTACAGATTAGTTGGTGTTTCAAAAGATTCAGAAAACAATGAACTAGGTTCAGCTAACGTCAACATGATTGTTAAGATTAACGAACATGCTTATGATCAGTTAGCAGGAGGTGTATAAGTCATGGCTATAAATAGAGCGCAATTAGCAAAAGAACTCGAACCTGGATTAGCTGCACTTTTTGGGCAGGAATACAACAGGTACGAAAATGAGCATGCAGAAATCTTTGAAACTGTTTCATCAGATAGAGCGTTTGAAGAAGAAGTAATGATTGTTGGTTTTGGTAATGCACCAGTTAAACCTGAAGGAGAAGGTGTCTCATTTGACAACGCTTCTGAAGGATTTACTGCTCGTTACTCACACGAAACAGTCGCTTTAGCTTTCGCACTTTCAGAGGAAGCAATCGAAGATAACCTGTATGACAGATTAGGTGCTAGATATACAAAAGCACTTGCAAGATCTATGTCTCATACTAAGCAAGTAAAAGCAGCAAATGTTCTTAACAATGCTTTCAGTTCCAGTTTCCCTGGTGGTGATGGCGTAGAGCTTTGCTCAACTGCACACCCATTAACAGGTGGCGGAACATTTGCCAATGAGCCATCAACAGATGCTGACTTAAATGAAACATCTTTAGAAGATGCAATCATTAAGATTTCAACATTTGTAGATGACAGAGGTCTTATTGTCGCACTTCAACCTAGAAAGTTGGTTGTACCACCTCAGTTACAGTTTGTGGCTGATAGATTGTTACAATCTCCAGGAAGGGTTGGAACTTCAGATAATGATATTAATGCTATTAATAACATGGGATCTATTCCAGAAGGTTACACTGTTAACCATTTCTTAACAGACCCAGACGCATTCTTTGTATTATCAGATGTTCCTGATGGTTTCAAACACTATGAAAGATCTCCTCTCCAAACTTCTATGGAAGGTGACTTTGATACTGGCAATGTCAGATTCAAAGCTAGAGAGAGATACTCATTTGGATTCTCAAATCCAAGATGTGTGTTTGGTTCTAAAGGTGCGTAACACCTAGTCGATTTAATCGATGTTTAGGGGTCCTTTTTGGACCCCTATTTTTTTGACTTAATTTTTTACTTATAGTATATTTTTCTTGTTACCTAAAGTAGCGAGATGAATAATTTAGAAAAAACATCTTTAGCAGATAGTCCATGTATAGGCAGGTGTAGCACCACTTGGGGAGATATAATTTGTAAGGGTTGCGGTAGATCTGAAAAACAAATAAGAGAATGGCATGGTTATACCAACTTAGAAAAAAAACTGATAAACTTATCAATCGCAAAAAAATTTCATGCAATGAAAAAGATTAACGGAAAAGAACACCCTTTAAAAAGAATAGATGAAAAGATACTAGGCGCTCAATGTTTAGTTGAAATGGTGGGTTCTGAATTAATAGACCTTTATGGCAAAAATCCTAAAATAGAAAAATCTTATAAAAATTTGTACGAAGCAGCTAAACTTCTAAAAGAAAGCAAAAGTAATTTACCTATTGATATATAGATTTCTGTAATATAGAATTTAATAGTTAGCATAATGAGGCACATGGTGTGTTCCATTTAAAGAATAGGAGTTCTTATGTCTAATCCACATTTTCAAAACCAAATTTTATGGGCAGGTAATACTGTCGCTACAAAGTCTAAAAAAGACTTACCTATGTTTCAACCTTATCCGTCAGATCAGACGTATTATGGTTATTTTAACGATTTCATGAACTACGTTGCTGGTGATTGGACCATTACATCAACAGATGGTGGTGGCGATTCTGGTGAAGTAATTCAAATAACAAGTGGTGCTGGTGGTCAACTCATCATTACCACTAATGATGCAGATAACGACTCAGAAGAGTTACAATTAAAAGGCGAATCATTTTTAATAGATGGTAGTAAAAGAGCTTTCTTTTCATGCAGATTTAAACTTAGTGATGCTACACAATCTGATGCTTTAATCGGTTTAGCAATAACCGATACAACAGCTATAGATGGTGTTTCAGATGGCATCTTCTTTACTAAAGATGATGGTGATACTAATTTAGATTTTGTAGTTGAAAAGGATTCTACTGAAACAGAAACAACAGCAGTTGCGACTGTAGCAGATAATACATTTATTACTGCATCATTTTTTATTGATCCTAACTCTAGCCAAGTATTCTATGCTATTAACAATGCAGAGCCAGTAGGAGTAGTCAATACTAACTTACCTGATAATGAAGAGCTTACAGTTACATTAGCAGTTCAAGCAGGTGAAGCAGCAGCTAAAAGTTTAACAGTTGACTATGTAAATGTGTTGGTAGAGAGATAATGGCTGATACAGTAACATCACAAACTATTCAGGACGGTCAGAGAAAGGCCGTCTTGAAATTCACTAATGTCTCAGATGGTACCGGTGAAGCTAATGTTGTTAAAGTAGATGTTTCTGCTTTACAAGCAAACGCTAACGGTGACGCTTGTACTGGTGTAACAATACAAAGAATTTATTGGGCATGTCGTGGTATGGGTGTTAACTTATTTTTCGATGCTACTGCCAACGTATTGATAACTGGATTACCAGCAGATAGTACAGGCGATGAATACTATGATAATTTTACAGGCATACCTAATAATGCTGGTGATGGCAAAACAGGAGATATTTTGTTCACCACAGTAGGACATTCTAGTGGCGACACATATTCAATAATTTTAGAGCTAGTTAAAGAATACGGTTAAGGATAGTTTGAATGGCTCGTAAACCAGACAAACAACCGCCAAGAAACAAGAAAAACTATAGGCCTACCAAAAAAGGTGCTGGCATGACAAAGGCTGGTGTCAAAGCATATAGAAAACTCAACCCAGGCAGTAAATTAAAAACAGCAGTAACCAAAAAGAAAGGTCTTACTAAAAGAGAAAAAGCTAGACGTAAATCATTTTGTGCTAGATCAGCAGGACAAATGAAGAAGTTTCCTAAAGCAGCAAAAAACCCAAATTCAAGATTAAGACAAGCAAGAAGAAGATGGAGATGTTAGAATAAATTATGGCATTATCAGGAAGTACAAATTTTGAACCAAATGTTACAGAGTTTATAGAGGAGGCTTTTGAGCGTTGTGGACTTGAACTAAGAACTGGTTATGACTTAAAAATGGCTAGAAGGTCTATAAACTTTCTTTTAGCTGAGTGGGCAAATAGAGGTTTAAATCAATGGACTATAGAACAAGCTACTCAAACAGTTACTGAAGGGACATCTAGCTATACTTTAAATTCAAACATTATAGATATTCTAGATTGTTCGTTAAGAAGGGTTGACGGCACTGTAACTACAGACTTGCAGATGACAAGATTAAGCAGGTCTGAATATTTGAACATTCCTAATAAAGATACTAAAGCTAGACCATCACAATTTTTTCTAGATAAATTAACAACACCTGTTTTAAAGATTTGGCCTAGTCCAGAAAATTCTACTGATGTTTTAGTTTTTAATAAAATTGTAAGAATGGATGACGCTGATGCAGCTACAAACACATTAGATATGCCATTTAGATTTTATCCATGTTTTGTTGCTGGGTTGGCATATTACATATCTTTAAAAAGAGTCCCTCAAAGATCTTCAGATTTAAAAAGAATATACGAAGAAGAATTTAGAAGAGCGGCAGATCAAGATGAGGATAGAGCTTCTTTAAAAATAGCACCATATTCTAGAGGAGGATATTAATGGCATACGCCACAGGTAAATATGCTTTAGCACATTGTGATAGGTGTGGGTTTCGTTACAAGCTACTTGAGTTAAGAAAAGAGTGGAATGGCTTAAAAACTTGTCCTAGTTGTTATGAAATGAAACATCCACAATTAGAGCCTATATCAGCAACATCAGATCCAGAGGCTTTATATGATCCTAGACCAGACAATGATAATGAGAATACAGATTATGTTCATGTCTTTACAAGCACAGACCCTGTTGGAACTAATTTTGACCCTCTGTCAGCAACATCAAACCTTGGGAGTGTTACCATAACAACATAATGACTTTAGCAGAACTAAAAACACTAATACAAAATTATACAGAGTCTACTGAAACTACTTTTGTAAATACTTTAGATGATATTATAAAAAATACTGAAGATAGAATATTTAATGAAGTTCAGTTTGATTACTTTAGAAAAAATGTTTCTGGTAATTTAAGCGTAGGTAATAGATTTTTAACTTGTCCTAATGATTTTATTTTAGCTTTTAGTTTGGCTGTAATTGACAGTAATGGAGATTATCATTACTTAGATTTAAAACATCCATCTTTTATGCAAGAGTTTTCACCAGACCCATCAGATAGTTCTTTAAGAGGATTGCCAAAATATTATGGTCAGTTCGATAAAGAATTGTCTACTGCATCTAGCAATGGTTCTAGCTTAATAGTGGCTCCAGTTCCTGATGTTGCGTACAATGTTGAACTTCATTACTTGTATCAACCTACATCTTTAGTCACTGACACAACAGGAACTTGGCTTTCTACTAATGCTAGAGACGCTTTGCTTTATGGTTGTATAGCTGATGCTTATACTTTTCTAAAAGGAGAGCCTGATCTTTTACAAGTTTATGAAAGAAGATATGCTCAAGAGATAGCTAAGTTAAAAAATAGAGCAGAGGCAAGGGGTAGAAAAGATGAATATAGGTATGACTCTTTGAGAAAACCTATACAATAGTAATTAATAAGAGAGAGAGAAAATGAAACCAATTAAAAAATTAAACGAGAGTTCTGTCGCCATTGTTGGTTTAGGCAATAGTTGGCAAGACTTTAATATAGCCAAAACTCACGGAGTAAACTTTGATGAGGTTTGGGCAATAAATGCAGTTTCTTCAGTTATATACCACGATAGAGTATTTATGATGGATCCAGCTTCTAGATTCTTAGATGGTAATGATGCAGGTGGACAAACAGAGTCCATGAAAAAAGTTTTGCTAGAACACAAAGGTCCAATATATACATGTGAAAAAGATTCTCGTTGTCCTGGATTAGTAGAATATCCTGTAAAAGAAGTCGTAGAGGAAACTGAGTGTCATTATCTTAACAATACAGTTGCTTATGCTGTAGCGTTTGCATATTGGAATAAAGTCAGAAAGGTATCTTTGTTTGGCATAGATTTTACTTACAAGTCAAACCCTGCTTTTGCTGAAGCTGGTAGAGCTTGTGTAGAATTTTGGTTGTCTAAATGTATGGAGGCAAACATACAAGTTGATATAGCACAAAACTCTAGTTTACTAGACGCTAACATACCTGCTGAAGATAAGCTTTATGGTTATCATAGATTAGAAGATCCTCTAGTGGTAGGATATGATAGTCACCAAAATTTAAAAGTTAAAAAAGTTAGTGAACTAAAAGTGCAAAAGAATATTAAACAATCAGGATATTTAGATAGATATGATTCTCATTTAAAAGGTCCTGTAGAACCTAACAAATATTGAACCAAGAAGGATTACCAAAACTAGGAGCAATTGAAGTTGCTACCACTAACTATGGTGGGCATCCACCAGAGTTTTGGGCAGAACAATTAACTAATAAAATAGTCGGTGTTTCAGAAGATAAAGAGCCACATATAACAGAACAAGCTAGAGCTTATCGTGATGTTATTTACAAAGTTGCTTTAATTTATATAAAGAATGCTATAAAATCATATAAAGTAACCATCATTCAAGAGTTATTGAAAGGTGGCGAGGAAGAATTAGCGAAAGTGATTAGGAGACTTTAATGGCAATTTCATCAACATTAACAACAAGTTTTAAAAAAGAACTTTTACAAGGAGTTCATAATTTTGCCTCTGGTGGCAACTCTTTTAAATTAGCCTTGTATGCTGGTGCTACCGCTTCTTTGGGAGCGACCACAACAGCTTATGCAACGAGTTTACCAGGACAAAGTTCAGGAACAAATTACACAGCAGGCGGATCAGCATTAACCCCTGCAATTGCTGCACCATCTTCAACAGGAACTACGGCCTTTGTGGATTTTGCAGATTTAACTTTTAGCACAGCCACAGTTACAGCCAGTGGGTGTTTAATTTATAACGATACTAATTCAGATAAATCAGTAGCAACAATCAGCTTTGGGGCGTCCAAATCTTCAAGTGCAGGAGACTTTACAATAGTTTTTCCTGCTGCTGGGGCTAACGCAATCATAACTATAGCATAGGGGTACAGACCCTATGGCTATAGATACAGGTTGGGGCAGAGATAGCTGGGGTTCAGGACCTTGGGGTCAGCCCGCAGATATAGAGGTATCTGTATCTGGCTTATCAGCAACATCTGCTCTAGGAACAACCACACAATCTTCTGGCGTCAATCAACCAGTTACCGAGCAAGGATCAACTTCTGCTTTAGGTACAGTTTTAGTAAAAGCTGCTGTTAATCAATCAGTTACCGAACAGGGAGCAACTTCAGGACTAGGAACTATTAGTCTTGTTACCAACAACAATCTATCTGTTTCAGGCTTCAGTATGACATCTGGACTTGGTAGCGTAGTTGCATCTCTACCAAAAGATGTTTCAGTTACTGGTTTGAGACTAACCGCAACTTTAAATTCTGTTAATGTTTGGTCAGTTATTGATACAAGTCAAACTCCAAACTATAATGTTATAACAGATTCTCAAACTCCAAACTGGTCTGCATTCGATGGGTAAAAAATGGTCCATTGCAAGAAAAAGAAAAATTAACTGTAAGAAGCCTAGAGGTTTTAGTGAGAAAGCACATTGTGCAAGTAAGAAAAAAAAGAGTAAAATGAGGAAGAGGTAACAAATGGCAACCTATGTAAATAACTTAAGATTAAAAGAAATAGCCACAGGGGATGAATCAGGAACCTGGGGAACTTCAACAAATACAAATTTAGAATTAGTCGGAGAGGGGCTTGGTTTTGGTACAGAAGCCATCACAACAAATGCAGATACTCATGCGTCTACTGTAGCTGATGGTTCGGCTGATGAAGCTAGAGCTATGTATATTAAATATACAGGCACACTAGATAGCGCTTGTACTATAACAATAGGACCCAACACATTAAAAAGAGTTCATTTTATAGAGAATGGCACGTCAGGCAGTCAAAACATAATAATAAAACAAGGCTCTGGTTCTACAGTAACTATCGGCCCTGGTGATGTAAAAGTAGTTTATCTAGATGGTGCTGGGTCAGGTGCAGCAGTAAATGACGCTTTTGCAAGTTTATCTACAGTAGATTTAAAAGTTAGTGATGATTTAACAGTTACGGATGACGCCTCTGTAGGTGGAGATCTATTGGTAAGTGGCGAAGTGCAAACTGCTAATATTGGGTTTACAGATGGTGACAATGCTATAACGATTGCAGATGGCGGTGGGATAACTGCTGCCAATGGCATTACCTCAACGGCTGCCTCAAATACTTTTGGAGCTACATCTTTTAACGATGCCAACATAACAAATGTTGGAGACATTGCACTAGACAGTTTATCAGCAGATGGGTCTAGTATTTCTATAGCAAGTCCTGTAGTTATAAATGGATCAACACCAACTTTAACAATAGGGGACGCAGGTGCAGAAGATACAAAATTAGTTTTTGACGGCAATGCGCAGGATTTTTACATTGGATTGGACGACTCCGCAGATGATCTTTTGATCGGAAATGGCAGTACAGTAGGTTCTAATGTAGCTATTGGTATCAATGAAAGTCAAGTGGTGCAATTTAACGGAGCTTACACATTCCCAACATCAGATGGTAGCGCTAACCAAGTTTTACAAACAAATGGAAGTGGTGCTTTATCTTTTGCATCTGCCTCTGGCACAACTATTAATAACAATGCAGACAACAGACTTATTACAGGAAGTGGCACAGCTAATACTCTTGAGGGTGAGGCTAATGCTACCTGGAATGGCAACACCCTAGCCCTAACAGCAGGAGCAGGAAATACTGGTATATCACTTACTGACGGATCCACAAACTATGGTTTTATTGGTGGTGGAAATGCCCTCAAATCTGGTGGTAGTGCTAACGATTTTTCATTCAGAACTGATACTGGCTCTATAGACTTTTACACAAATGGTCAAAATTTAAGATTTGCTGTTGAATCTTCTGGACAAATTTTTATGACAGATAATGTCACTATGGGAACTGCTTCCCGAAGAGACAATGCTGTAATAACTGCTGTTAAAAGTGGCAGTAATTCTGATGCTGTAGTAGATTTAGACCACGATACTGGTGATGCTTCATTTTACAGATTTATGAAATTTAGAAAGAAAAATGAATCTTCTGCTGTAGGTAGACTTGATGCAGACATAACAGGTAGTTCTATGACACTTGCTTTTGATTCTGATGGTAGA